TACCATCATTACCTTTGAAGGCATTTTGTTGGATAATTACTCCATCACTACATTTAATATCATTCTTTGTTACATAACCAGCAAAATCATAGTTTTGTGGTTCCATAAATATTTCTACTCCTTAATATTATTGCATAACATCTCCATAGTCATCAGCTGGTTGTGGGTATGCATCATTAGGATCCATCTGTCCAGGAGACATAGTACCCCCATTTTGATTTCCGTCAGAAATATTGCGATTATACAATTCATTTGCTAATGGGTTTGGATGAGGTTTCATCCCAATGAAGCTACGAATTTCATTTGGTGTCATGATCGCATTACGAGAGAACAAGTCAGCAGAAGATGCAAGTTGTTCAATTGGTAATAGACGGAATGGGTCACGATAAAATCTATATACATGACCTTGGGTACGAGCAGTCTTAGTTAAGAAAGCTACGTTAAATGCATCACTAATAGCTTGAAGACAAGGGTCTACGGCACGAGCATTATAAAGATTAATCTCTTGTGCATTAGCTTCTCCTGACAGGATTCTAGAAGTAATACCAACTTCATTATAGAAATCAGTCTTAAGTTTAATAACATCTTCTAGAAGATTATTGGTAATACCACCACCAGCACTAATAAACTCTTCTTTATTTTCTAGGAAAGCAATTCCGTGTTTAGAAGTAGACATTTGCTCCTCAATAGAAGCTATACGTTCTTTAGCCTGAGCATTTCGATAAGTAGTACCAGTACCATAAGGTAATTTAATAAATCCATTAAGTTTACCTAGTGTAGCGTTGTTATCCAAATCAGTCATGAGTCTAACTTTGTTGTTCAAAAGATTTAGTGTATAATTACTATTTTTAAATATAGTCAAGAAAGGAGACTCGATAATAGCAACGTCACTTTTTGCAACAACAAGAGATTGATCAGTACCTGTCCGATCATTATAGCAGGACACTTTCACATGTCTAGGGAACCATTGTTCGATTCTACCAACACGGATAGAAAGAATATTTCCATTTTTATCTTTATCAATAGGAACTGCTGCTACAACACCTTCATCAAGCATAGACCAGATTAAATCAAATAAGAAGCTACGACCTGTTTGATCGATATTAGCTTGTAATGTTATACGATTATAAAATTCAGATTCAACAGGTTCCTGATTACCATCAGCGTCAATGATTTTCAAATGGTTGAAATTAACCATTGATGCATCGATAGCGATTCGATTAATTACGGATTTGATAATATCCGATTTATGGAATCCACCATTACTAATATAGTGTGGTGAATAATATGTCGACGCTGTTGAGTAGCCAGTACTGTTATTCAATGTGAAACCGGAGTCTAGATTTGAAATATCAGAGAAGCTATTTATTGAGTGTAAAATATTGCTACTCATATTACTCAAATACCTCCTTATTTCTTGAGTAGGCAACCCACGCATCCATCATAGCAGCAACGTTATCGATTTTATCTTCACGACGCTCTTTAGATAGCTTGTAGTTACCATTGTTATCTTGAAGAACAACGCTATTCCCCATAGCATATTTCATTAGTTCTTCATCAAATATTAACTGTCTTGCAGTTGCTAATTGTTTTAGTTCGCCTAGAGGTACTGATTCTGTACGAGCTCCTTGACGTACGGTCTCAATTCCGTATTCGCCATTTTCCATACCCCATCGTTCAACGAATGCACCAGCATTATAAGGGTCAAACCCAAAAGTTAATATAGCCCAATCATGAGAGTAAATATAGTCTCGTACATCCTCATAGATTTCTACCCAGTCAAGGATTGTTCCTTGGCATACAATAAGAGAACCTTCACGGATAAGTTCATCATAACGACTCTTTGTTGCAGATGCAACTTTATTATATTTTACTTCCGAGATATATGAACGTGTTTTGACACCGAAGCATCCATTACCTAGAGGGAACAACCATGTAAATGCCCAGAAGTCATCACCTTGTGAAGCATCCATACCCATAGCACATGGTAAATGGTCGAAGTTTTGTTTTGGATGCGTGATAGTTTCCTCATATGTAAAGAAGAACGTAAACCCTTCAACAGGAATACCAAAACGCTTCGCCATGATATCATTACGACTTATTGTACTAACTTCTGCACGTTTAACATCGCGCATATAAGTATCGTATGATACAGTAACACCAATATTAGGGCAGGCTTTCATCCACATTTCAGGATGTCCAACTTCTTTAATATCATCTAGTTTATAATACCAGATTGAAGTATGTGGGTCTTCGATTTCTCCACGTAAGATTTGTAGAAGTTCCATTTTGATTGAGTCACCGACTTTATCACGGACAGTACCTTCTGAGGAAACAGCAAGTATAACATAATCATCAACACCACCTTTGGCAGCAGATTGCTCAAGAGCATCGATTACGTTTTCTTTAATATCACATGACAACCATTCATCGACAGTACAATATTTTGATCGAGCCCCTTGAATTGCATCAATAGTCATAGGGCGCATTTCAAGCAAAGAGTTAGTGAGCTTGTTTTCAATACCGCGTTTTGTTGTTGTGAGTTTTTGTTGAGACTCGTATGAACGAGATTTATTACTACCTACTGTTAGAACTTGGAATAGTGGACCTCGAGCACGAGCGATAGCTGTGGATAATGGTTGTAGAATTTCCATAGCTTGTCGCATTGTAGGGGCTGTTGTAATTTGTTGAGTAGTAGATGTGTCATTAACTAGACCATGCATTTGAATAGTGGATTCATATAAGGATTTTGAATTACCACGCGCAATAATCAGGAACTGACGATTTCGTAATCGTTTCTTTTTACGTCTAATAACACGACGACCTGTTTTAGGATCAATAGTTTCTTCATCTGAATAATAATACCATGCAAATAAATCCTCAGCCCACAGTTTGAATGTTGGTAACAAAGTTAAAGGCTCACCCGTAGTTAAAGTCAATTCATTTTCACAGAAATCAATGTATCCTTGGATTGCATCCGGATCATAGTAATAGTTCGGATTCTCTATGTCTCTATCTATACGGTTCATTTGCATAGATATTGTTTCTGGAACTGGGATTTCACCTTTTAACACCGCTTCTCGGAAACGTCCATATTCTTGAGGTATTGCAGTATTACTTATTCTACTCATACTATTTACCTCTATTTATTACTTACCTGTAATACGACGTTCTTGGATTCGTTCGCGTTTAGCATTTATTTTTTTGCGGGCAAGATTGTTAACGTATTTAGTAGTAGCTCTATCATATCGACGAATATTATCTTTGAATTGTTTGTCAGCATATTTTGTTTTAGATTGTTTTGTAATTAATTGACGAAGTCTAGCTTCCACAGAGTTATCGCGACGCTTACCACCTTGAGGGTTAACCAACATGTTTGCACTTTCATGCACTTTACTAGGTTTTACAACCACTGTATTAGCGTTTCGTCTTTCTTTTCTATACAATGCTTGTGTGCGTCCATTATGTTCAGTAATGTTATATTTAGAGTCAACTTTATCAACAGCACGTCGAGTATTTTTATACAGATCACCAAACATTTCAGACACACGACGACCTGCACGACGAGCTTGGCGTACACGTTGTTTAGCTTCTTCCGACCATCGACTACCATGTAGCAATACATCTTCTGTACTGTCAATTGCTTGAATTAGAACATCATCTCTCATAATTTTATTTCTCCTTATTTTCTTTATTATTTACAAACAGAGTTCATCAGTTCATCTGACGATAATACTGATTGTAGACACCCGCAGCTTTACGGGCTGTCTTAACACCTTTACGTATCGCTTGAGCTCCAAGAACAGCATTTTCAAATGCTTCAAGTTGTTCTTTGGTTGCTTTATCTTTATCAGTGAAGAATTGTGAAGCGTTAGGTTCTTTAATTAATTTCTCCAACTCAACATTCGCAGCAATACCAGCAAGAGCAGCAAGGCGTTTCTTATTTTTAGCTTTCTTAGCAGCTACTGCATCAGCCTGAGCTTTTTCTCTGGCTTTTTGTTGTGCGTAAACCATATCTTTAAATTCATTTTCAGCTCTAATACGATTAACTTGATCCCGAATAGCAGACGTGGACATTTTGTCACGATGTTTATACATATCGATATATTTCTGTTCACGTTTACGTTCATCAACTTCTGTCAACTTTTTCTTACTTTGCTCTTCGATATTATTAACTGTTTTCTTAGAACCTTTACTAATTAAAGACTTTAGTTTACTGCCGATGCCATTATATTTTCTAAGCGGAGAGTTATCGAATCGATCATCTTGGTATGGACGAGATCCACTTCCAAGTTTGTAACGCCCAGAACGACCTTTGACACCGGATTGGAGAAGCATCTCTTTTAGTTGGTTAGACATTTAGAAATTTCTCCTTCCAACCGAGCACGATATAATGCTTCTTCAGCTTTGGCTTCAAACATTGTTTGTACCGAAGATTGTGGAGGGTCAAACTCCAATTGAGTACGAAGATATACAAACATCTTAGCTGGAGCTTTATCGCCAGAGAAGTTACTACCAAAGAAATCATCCCAAGTAACTTCTTCATTTTCAAACAGATCAATAGTTTTTCCTACAGAATTCTGTTTTAGAGTAGCCAAAGCATTATTAATAGACAGCAAGATTGACGATTTATAAACATCATCTTCGAGAATATCTTCGGACGTGCTCGGAATAAAATTAATAGTGTCTTTTAAAATATTATTAGACATCTTATTCTCCTTTACCATAATATCGTATCTCCCGGGGTACGCTCTATAAGTCCTTGTGTATTCTTTTTAGAATAGTGAATAAGGTTGTGCGTATTAACAGATACTGATATTAAATTTTCAGGGTCAAACAATTTAGGACTCCATGTAAGGATATCCTCTTCTGTAAGAGGGTTGATATGGTGAACAATGATAAGTCCTTGAATCGGTAATTGTTGAACACCTAAATCATTTCCGAAATCTCGAACGATTGTATCTCGCCTTGCTTCTATCCACTCGGGTGAGTGATAAAACTCATTAGACATGTGTCTAGGAGAACCATATTCAAAGTCGCAAAGTTTTAGGTATTCCAGTCTATCTGCATAGCCTTCATGTTTTAACATTTCGGAATATGTTCGAGTATAGTTATTCACCTTCTTCATCATGGTCACTCATTCCTATATAGCCAGCAAACATGCGCATAGCTTCTTCATATTTTTCATTACCAAGTCGCTCAGAATTAATAGCTTCTGTTTTAGCACTAAGTAATTTGTTTTGAAGCTCAAGGTTTTCCATTTCCATTCTTTCTTTAGGTGAAGAACGTTTAAGCCAGAATACAATTTCAGCAGATGAAGCAGTCCCTTCTCTAAGACGTTGCTCAGATAGTTGCATTGCTAAGGCTTGCATATATTCATCCCGGGCTCGTGGATCACGAGGTTTTGGCATAGCCTCTATTAGTTCACCTTCTAATGACTCATCTCTTTTTACTAATTCTGACATACCATCATTCATCACAGATACCTACTTACTTGTCGGCTCGTCAGTTTTAGGTTCGTCAGTTTTAGGTTCGTCAGTTTT